TATCTAAATAACAATGTAGGCGTTAAATTGGCTACTGCCGCTGCGCCTACAGTACCTTCAATCGACATCAGTTCATACGTAACTAGCGCTGTAATCAATCAAATTGTGGATGAGCTAGAAGTCACAACACAGGGAGATCAGTCTCATCGTTTTGTGGCTGGATTGCAAAGCGGTTCATTTTCAATCGACTTTATCAATGACTGGGCAACTAGCCAGGTAATGCAAACACTTAACGCAGCCTTTGGACAAACCTTAGCAGTATCAGTAATTACTGTTAAAGGCACTGCTGTATCAGCTGCTAACCCTTCATATCAATTTAACATTTTGGTTAATAACTTAACTCCAATTGGTACAGGCGGCGTGGCAGAAGTAGCGTCATCAAGTCTGTCCTTTACTGTAAACTCTGTTGTAACAGTGTCCCCAACGGTGGCATTCTAACTAAGGAGTAATAATGGCAAAGTTAAAGATTACAAGGGCTAATGGTGAAGTCTCTGAGCATAGAATTACACCAGGAATTGAGTTTAACTTCGAAGCCAAGTATGGCTCAGGCATATCTAAGGTTTTGAGGGAACACGAGCGTCAGACGGAAATCTTCTGGCTTGCTTATGAATGTTTACGCAAAGCCGGTGCGCAGATACCTATATGGGGATCAGAGTTCATTGATACTCTTGAAACTGTTGAGGTATTAGACGAAGAAAAAAAATAACGCAGAGGGATTCTATAACTTACACTATTGCAAGTCTTAGTGTGGAAACTGGAATCCCTCCTAGTGAGTTTTTAAATATGGACTCGGATTTATTTCAAGCAATAATTCAAGTCCTACAAGATAGAGCTAAGGAGATTAGAAATGCCAGTAGACGTCACAGGCGTTAAACAACTCCAAAAGGCTATGAAAGATGTAGAGCCAACTCTTAATAAACAAATGAGCAAAGATATTAAAGCAGTAATGCTTACTGTACGAGATAAAGCACGTGGGTATTTACCTGCTCAAAATGATGTGTTAAGTGGCTGGGGTAAAGGTACTGCATCTGCTGAAACCATTAAAGGTATTTATAGAGCATTCCCAGCTTATGATTATGCACTAGCAAGGTCAAAGGTTGCATATTCAGCAGGCCAAAATAAACGTAATAGATCAGGATATAGAGCTGCATTTTATGTTTATAACAATTCAGCACCTGGCGCAATCTTTGAAACTGCTGGCCGTGTAAACATGCCAAAGGGTGAGGGATCATTAAATCCTAATGCACCCGTGCAATTTAATGCTGCAGCTGAAATGCTAACCAGCATGAAAGGTTATGGCAAGCAAAGAGGCCGTGTCATTTTTCGTGCTTGGGATGAAACTAAAAATAAGGTTATTCCAACTGTTGTTAAAGCTATTAATACAGTGGCTACTGACTTTAATAATAAAACTCAAATAAATAAGGCAGCATAATGGCCAATTTAATTGTCAGTGCAGTTAGCACCTTTGATAATAAAGGACTTAAAAAAGGCCAAAAGGAAATCAGTGCATTTGACAAAACGGTTAAAACATTAGGTAAAACTTTCCTTGGAGTATTTGGCGCTCAAAAGTTATTAGCATTTAGTAAGAATGCTGTTAAAGCATTTATGGCGGATGAAGCTGCTGCCAAATCTTTAGCTACACAATTAAGAAACTTAGGTTATGGATTTGCTACAACTAACGTTGAAGATTACATAGCCAAACTAGAAAAAAGCACAGGCGTATTAGATGACCATCTACGACCTGCATTTCAAACATTATTAACTACCACAGGATTAGTTACAGAAAGCCAAAAAGCATTACAAGTTGCTTTAGATACAAGCGCGGCCACTGGCATGAGTTTAGAATCAGTCAGCGATGCATTAGCGGCTGGATATAGAGGACAGACTAAAGCACTTAGAGCATTAGGAGTTAATCTATCTAAGACAGCTTTGACTGCTGGCAATATGGCGGTTGCATTAAAAGAAATAGGAACTGCATATTCAGGACAGGCTTTAGCAAGATTAGATACCTATGCCGGCAAGATGGATTTATTAGAAGGAGCAGCAGCTAGAGCTTCTGAAACAATAGGCAAGAGTTTACTTGATTCTTTATCTTTATTATCTAAAGACAATTCAATACAAGGTGCAGCTGATGACATGGAAGCCTTTGCTGTATCTATTGCAGATGCTACTTATGGAATGGCTGCATTATTAAGTAAAATTGATAAACTAACTGGATTAGATAAAGTTAGCATTGACACTTTGTTTACAATAGCCAACCCAGCATTAGGACTATTAGCAAACTATGGAAAGTCTCAAAGACCTAATACCGGTAGATCAAGCAGAACTTATCAAGGTGGACAAACCTCCAATGACTTATACGTATTACGCAAAAAAGAATTAGATGCAATTAAAAGGGCTAACGCTGCTAGGGCTGCCGAATTAGCATTACTAAACAAAAAGAGTGAAGTAGATAAACTTAAAGAAAAGTTTGATGTAGAGCGCATAGGATTAATGGCAGCTCTTAACAATGCTACCGATGAAGAAACTAAACTACGCATTAAAGCCCAGATATCAATCTTAGATAATAATGAGGCTTTGGCTAAGAAATATAATGCTGAATTAGAAGCTGCTAATAGCGCTAGAAAATTAGCTGAGGAATTAGCAAGCACTGCAGATGCTATGGCTAAATTAAGATTAGTTACACGAGAAGATTACAATAAACAAATGTATGCTGGTTCATCTATTTACTATAATAGTTATAATACTGCTCCTGTTCCCATGGGTAGCGCTGGCGGTGGCGGTACTACATACAATGATAATTCTGTAAAACTTACAACTGCAGGCGATGTAATTTCAGGTGATGCATTATTGTCCACAGTCCAAGAAGCATTACAAAGATTGCAGAAACAAGGTTCTCCTACTTACGCAGCTGGACAATAACAGTGGCCGTACCAACAGTTAATGCATTTATAAACTTTAGCACTGGCCCAAGTTTTGCACAGGCATTCATAATTGGACAGGGCATACTTGGCACTAACGTATTGGCAGATTCCACAGCTGTAATTGTTGATGTATCAGATCAAATAGATTCTATTAAAACTGCTAGAGGTCGTAACGTATTAGCAGATCAATTTCAGACTGGCACACTTAGTTTACGCATAGTAGATTTAAACGGAAATTTCAATCCCCAGAACCCAGACTCACCTTATGCGCCATACCTGACACCGATGAAAAAGGTGCAGATAACTGCAACCTACTCAGGAATAACTTATTTTATCTTTTCTGGATTCATCACGTCTTATGTAACTACTCAACCAAAGGATGCAACACAGGTTGCCTATACAACGATCACGGCTGTTGATGCCTATCGCTTAGCACAGAATGCACAGATTACAACTGTTACAGGTGCTAGTGCTGGAGACTTGTCAGGCACACGTGTTAATCAAATCCTAAATACTATTAACTGGCCTAACACTATGCGTGACGTAGATGCTGGTTTGACCACTGTTCAAAATGATTCCGGAACAAACAGAATTTCTTTAGCAGCTTTGCAGACCATAGCCGATAGTGAGTATGGTGCTTTTTACGTTGATGCTTCTGGATCTTTTGTTTTCCAGGATCGTCAAGTTACTGCAAGTTCTATTGGTGGCACACCTACAGTATTTACCGATAATGGTGCTGGTATTAGATACGCAAATGCTACTTGGGTATTAAATGACTATTTGATCTTCAACTCTGTAAATATTACAAGATCAGGCGGTACTACTCAGACTGCTATAAATCAGCCTTCTATTGACAAATACTTCCTACATTCTTTTACCCTAAGTGATTTAATCATGCAGACAGATTCCGTGGCGCTTGATTATGCAAGGGCCTATTGTGCTAGCCGTGCTGAGACTACGGTCCGATGTGATGCTATTGAGTTGGACCTTTATACCAACGATTACAATACAGGCATTATTGCAGCCTTAGACTTAGATTTCTTTGATCCGATCACAGTAATAACCACACAGCCAGGCGGATCTACCCTGGAAAAGACCCTACAGATTTTCGGAGTAGCTTTTAACATTACCCCGAATAGTTGGAAAACTACCTTTACAACGCTTGAAGCTGTCTTGGATTCGTTTATAATAGGCAACGTAGATTACGGTGTCTTAGGACAAAACGTACTATCTTATTAAGGAGATATAATGGCCCTCAATTTACCAACCGTCACTGGAGATGTTTTGACCAGTGCCACTTTTAATTCGCTTGTAACTTTTACAGTAGGCACTGCTAACACAGCAGATTATACAGCTGTATCTGCAGATCAATATCAAGTATTACAGATTATGAATAAGGCAACTGCTATTGCGTTTAAGATTCCTACTAACGCATCAGTAGCATTCCCAATTGGTACTTGTATTACAGTATTAAATATCGGAGTAGGTACTTGCACAATATCCGCTACATCAAGTGGTACAACCACTGTGTTATCAGCTGGTGGTACTGCAGCATCACCAACTCTTGCACAATATAAATCAGCAGCTTGTATCAAAACCGCAACAGATACTTGGTACGTAGTCGGAGCAATTGCCTAATGATTGGTAATGTTGTTG